TCTCAAATAGCTCGTCCAGCCCTTCAGGGAGGCACATCCATATTGCATCTGCGGTTTTCATGCCACAAATTTAACACTTTTCTCAAAATTCATGCACCGGGTTTTCGGCTTGAGCCGAATATCCTGCTGTATGACGAATGGCTCAGGCAGCGCAAGGACTACACTCAATCGACAATAGCGTCATACCACAAGTTCCTGAAGATATACGTATATGAAGCGTTGGGCAATGATTCAATCCAAAGCAATCCATACGAAAGCATAAAAATCGACCGGGGCAAAAGCAAGATAAGGAAATATCTTACGGAAAAAGAGCTCGGGAAGATTGAGAGCGCAAGTCTACAGACAAAATCACTTGAGAGGACACGTGACCTGTTCCTGTTCCAATGCTACACAGGTTTGGCGTATGCCGACATGGCGAAGTTTGATTTTCATGACACAGTGGAGAAAGATGGACATTTTGTGCTTCACGACACAAGGATAAAGACAGGAGAAGACTTCTATATCATCCTTCTCCCTGCAGCTTTAAAAATTTTGAGGAAATATGACTTCCAACTGCCCGTAATCAGCAATCAGCAATACAATATGCGCCTGAAGATAGTGGCAGATGCGGCCGGTATTGATAAGAAGCTGACCTCACACATGGGGAGACACACATATGCATCCTTATGCATCAATTCCGGAGTCAGGATTGAGGTGCTCGCAAAAATGATGGGACACACCGACATAAAAACCACGCAAATATATGCAGGGATGGTAAACACCACGGTGGAAGCGGCATATGAGAAATTGATTACCAAACTGGGGCAAACTGAGCAGAACTACTAAAAATAGTCCGGGAGGACATTATGGAAATGCCTCCCGGATTATTGTTTCAGATTGTTTCGGCAACTTCGGAACTGTCGATTGACTCTTCATGGTCAGGCTCAGGAACCAAGAAACAGACGAATGCGGATATTATAGCCACCGAAGCAATGAAGAAAGCCGTGAACCAAGCGGCGAACTCACCTGTCCATGCCGCGAAAATGAGGGCAAAATTGAAATATAGGGAGCTGACGATTGCCGTAAGGCGGAATCGGTCGCGATATTTAGTAAAGAAGTCCATAATGATTCGTGGGATTAAATTGCAGTAGAAAAATTCAATAGACAAGAGACTTCGGGAGCTCCGGAACATACATCCAAGCCAACACTTCGCTGGCGTCTGACAGACCAAACCCCTCCGTTGTGTGGAACCTTTCATGCATATAGGTCACGTACCAAGTTCCGGTATCCTTCTTCCTGAATCTGAAAGCCAACAGAATCTCCGTGCGGTCTTCCGGCATTTCCTTCTTCGGGTCGTGCCAAACATCTGAGGCAACAGTGAAGCCATCGGCAAAAGCCAATGTCGCCGTGGTGCGGATCAATCGGTCGTCATCGATGCCATCCTTCTTAACCGGATTCGGGAACAAAGTATTTGCATACATTTGGGACAGTCTTGAGCATTTCTTATTCATTGCCATAAAAATATTCGTTGATAGCTTGAAAGGTGAGTGAAACGGTGGGGTCAAGGTGACATGCAGGGGTAGTCTCGGCAATGAGGACGCAATCAGCGGAGACTACATTTCCCTTTGTGTCGATATAGACATCTGCGTCAGCCGGCCAATAGGCGACAAACTTCATATACTCTCCAGGCCATTCCCTATCCTTGCCCATCCAGGTGAGACTGCCGTCCTTGCTGTAAGCGTCGGACTCGAAAAGACGGTAGAATGGTTCGCACTGCTTTTCACGAGCGAATCCCACCACGTGGAAAGGGGAAGACTCAGACAGAGCGAAGTCAGGCACGGAAACAGAATTGGTCTCTACGGACACATTCATTCTTATGAAGGAACCGGTGCCCGGTTCATCGAATTGGGAACAGGAAGGAAGAACGGACACGGAGCAAGCCACTGCCAGAGAAGAGAGGATTCTGTTGAAACGATTGAGAATCATAATAAATGGGATTAAAGGGTTGAACTTAATTTTTTCCCTTTCGTTGGAGATGAAACTCTCACAACCCGGGATATTTTACGTGCAAAACCAGCATATCCCTGAGCAGACAGGCAAGTGTGGAACGACATTTTATTTTGGAAAACCCATTTTCGTAGAAAATGCGGAAGGTTGCCAAAATAAAATGTCGTGGAAAGAGAAACGTCACTTGCCGGTCGGATCAGGGATATGCAACTTTGCAAAGTAAAATGTCGCGGGTTGTGAGGGTTGTCGAGAGGGGAATTGTGTTTAATATAAATTAGCTACACGCCAGCCTTTATCCGTGGCTACTTTGATTTGGTCAGCGGTTAAAGAATTAACGGTTTCCTTACAAAAACGTATAGTCTGCTCTTTAGAGACAGTACTGAGCCCATTTATAAAGACCATGGCAGATTCAACTGTTAAGGGACTGTGTATTCTAATATTTGTTGAAATACCTTCAATCGGTCCAATTATATTGGTAAGTTTAGGGGTGTCTTCAAAAATATAATTATGGTCTCCCATATTGAGGTATTCGAATAAGCAGTTTTTATTAAATTGCCAATTATTAAGGTTAAGGGAAACTAAATTTGAACACCCTGCGACGAAAGATGTGAATGACGTTATTTTATTAATACTAAAGCTTGATAAATCAAGTTCATCTATCGACATGCAATTTTGGAACATGCCATACATGTCTGTCACGTTGGATGTATCGAACTTAGACACATCCAGACTTGTTACCGACCGACAATCTCTAAACATATTTGACATCCTTGTCACATTGGAAGTATTAAAGTTAGATACTTCCAAGGTAGGTAAAGAATGACAATCCGCAAACAAGTTTTCCATATTGGTTACGTTGGATGTATTGAATTTAGAAACATCCAAAATCGGTAAAGAATGACAATTTTCGAACATGCCTGACATGTATATCACATTGGAAGTATCAAAGTTAGAAACATCCAGACTCGTTAGCGATTCACAATCTAAGAACATATTAGTTATATTGATCACATTGGAAGTATCAAAATTAGAAACATCCAAAATAGACAAATTACAACAGCCACAAAACATTGATGCCATCCATGTCACTTTTGAAGTATTGAATCCAGATACATCTAAATCCAGTAGAGTTTTACAATTGGAAAACATTCCGCGTGTGTCTGTCACAATGGATGTATTGAATTTAGAGACATCCAGACTTGTTACCGACCGACAATCCGAAAACATATTGGACATATTGGTCACATTGGAGGTGTCAAAGTTAGAAACATCCAATGTAGGCAAAGAAAAACAATGTTGAAACATACAGTCCATTTTGGTCACATTGGAAGTATCAAAGTTAGACACATCCAGACTCGTTAGCGATTCACAACTAGAAAACATCCAGGACATGTCTGTCACATTGGAAGTATCAAAGTTAGACACATCCAGACTTGTTACCGACCGACAATAGGAAAACATTCCGTGTGTGTCTGTCACAATGGATGTATTGAATTTAGAAACATCCAAGGCAGGTAAAGAATAACATTTATAAAACATCCAGGACATGTCTGTCACATTGGAAGTATCAAAGTTAGACACATCCAGACTCGTTAGCGACCGACAATCCGAAAACATATTTGACATATCGGAAACATTCGAAGTATCAAAATGAGACAAATCTAATGTTTTTAAGGAAGAACACATATCAAACATATTGCTCATGTTTACGATATTCGATGTATCCCATTCTTTTAAGGCTGGAACATCTATTAAGTTTTCACAATGATAAAAAAGATTCTTAAGGGATGTAATATTAAAGCCAGATATGTCACATTTTATCAAAGATATTAAAGAATTACGACTTGAGGTGCTACCCCTAAAGCTGATAAATGTTGTATCAATAATACCTAATTTGTCCCAAGTGGCTTTTACGATATTATTATCTATAATCCGCAAAACGAAGCGGTTTTAGCTGGAGAAACGAGTGGATTGGTTTGAGGAAACGAAGCGGTTTGTTTTTTGAGGGGTTTAGATTGATGGATTTTAAGCTGAAATGACAGGATTTCTAAAAACGAAACGTATGTGGTTCTCTCCCTCTTTCAATCTGATAGTTATTCCCTGTATTCTTACACGAGCTTAATTTGCGATAATCTTTCCCAGTAGTCTTATGCCTGGTCCTTTGCGCGAGGTCATTTCCAATAGTCTTTCGCGAAATTCTTTTATGACTCTGTTATTAGGCGCTAAATGGCGGGATATGCTGTTTTATCGAATCAAAATAAAGGTTTAGACGGAACGTTTAATAGGCATAAGAAATTAACAACACAAAACTGAGGGTTATGGAAAAAATAGGCATTAAAGATTTGCCGGAGATTATAAAAGAAGCCGAGGGAGGGCTGTATTATGGTCCAAGATACTCGCTTGTCTTTGTGCCGCTGCTCACATATCAGATTGACCCTGCGACCGGGAAGAGGGTGAAAATCACTACCCGCGCAGAAGCCAATTAAGCGAGGTATTTGAGTGTCTTTTATGGCTTGATACGAGGATTAAAATAAAAGCGCCGAAGGATTATCTTCCGGCGCTTTTATTTTATAGTCTGGACCCGTCAGCTCACTTTGTATAGCATTATGTCTGTGTACTTGGCGTTGTAGTTGAGATGGGCGTTGATTTCTTTTTTCTTTGCCATCGCGAAAGGGTTGCCGATGGCTATATTGTCACCAATCCACTCGCACAACTCAACGATGGATGACTTGTCGGATGTGAAATACACATACCTTTGACCGGACAGTACCTTCAGCACGTCCAGATAATCCGACAGACGCCAGTAGCCCATGACGTATGCCCCGACATCTGTGGATAGGTAGGGAGGGTCCACAAGGAATACAACGTCGTCACGGTCTTTGTACTTCTCAAAAAGTACCTTGTAGTCGCAGCTCGTTATCTCCAGCCCGTCAAGATAACCATCGGCACTATAATCCTGCTTTCGGACATTATTGTAAAGGGAATGCTTCTTGAGATCCTTGAGGGAGGTCGCATATTTCGAGGAGAATAAAAGTGAGGAGGACAGAGTGATGCAGTCGAGGTATCCATACTCTCTTTCCTTTTGCTCAAGCAAGGAAAGGATTGCTTCCCTCTCCGGGTGTGGAATCAACTTATGGCGCGGCAGAGGGTCTGTAATACTCCGCAGCTCATGGAGAATCTGGTTCGTCTCTTTGATATGCTCAAGCCTTTTTCTATAACCATCGAAATCATTATAGATCACAACAACATCCGGGCGCTCACGTTTGGTTATGTGTGAAAGTAATCCCGAGCCGCCGAAGAGGTCTACAAACACACTGGCGCCGGATATAGTTTTGAGCACCTTCTTATATTCTCCTATAAACATCCGTTTTTGCCCCACAAAAGGAAGAGGGGCCGACACATATTCCTTCATTATTGTTGTTTTGATTTTAGCGGGTGCAAAGTTCTATATTTCCCGCCAAACGTCCAAGACAACTTTGGAGATTACACTGCAGGAGAGTTGCAGTGTAATCTATCACACATTAAGCTCAAACCTTACATCGTCCATGCCATCGAGCAGAAGCCGGGTCTTTTCAAGGTTGGTGTCGTACACATGTACGTTTGCCAAAAACAGCGTTATCGACTTAAGGGGCAGGTCTATCTCACGAGATATCAGATAAAGATGGTAAATATCGGCCGGCAAACCCAGATTGGCGTCAGAACTGCGCTGATATGCCGACACTACCAGTTCTCCGGCATCTATCTGGAACTGCACCAGACTCAGGCATTGCGCCTGGTTGCTCTCAGCCTCTGTCTCACCCAGGAAGAGGAGATAGTTCTTACTATTCCGCATCTCCCTTTTGATTCTTTCAAGGAGTTTGGGCAGCTTGGCAAAATATGTAGGATAGCTGTTTACGAGCACGGAGCCACAATAATCCCACCAGTTTATGCCTGCCTCTCGATATTTTTCGACCTGCCTATCGCCGCTCATAAAAAGCTTTAGCTCGCTCTTGAGCTTTTTACGAGCTATGCTGTGACCCTCAAAAATGTCAAGCAGATCGCCGGGGGACAATGTGAGTGTCTGATTGAGGAGGTAATGGATATTGCCTTTCTTATTTTGCTGCCTCTTGCCATCGACAAGGATTCTGTTTAATACTTGATGATATTTGTTCATATTGTTTATGTTTAGGTCGCGAATATACGTATTTAACCGTTTGGGCAACGCTATTTCCACTTTAACTTACTGCAATACGATTGCAGTCTTTACCCACCCTGGAGATGGCGCTGTATACGGTGCGCTCGCTGATGCTGTATTTAGTGGCAAGCAGGGAGACAATATAGGTAGTTTTCTCCCCATCCTCACGCATCCTGACGTAATCATCATACATGTCGATAAGTTTGACATCTGTAAGTTGTATCCCGTTTGCGACAAACAAATAAAATGGCTCACGAAATAATTTTAGTAAATCTATTGCTTTCATGATGAAGTTGTCTAAACTAATTTGATTTGTGAAATTTTTTAAGGAAAATAACGATAAAGGCAAGGAAGTTCCAACCTTTCCAACTGGAGACGGTGGTGTCGAAGCGGTTAAGAACTGCTTT